AGGTCATTTATATTCAATGGGCCTGTGAATACAATGGAACAGGGTGGGGCAATACCCTTAGTCTATGGAGTATGTAGAACTGGTTCGGCAGTTATCAGCGTTGGTGTTTCAACTTCAAGGATATAATAATGCGCAAAAGCAAGAATAAAGTAGAACAAACAACTAAGCTCTTAGAGGGTAGCAAGGGCGGTGGCGGTGGCGGTAAGGGTGGGCAAAGTGAGGGTGCTAAAGAAGCACCAAATACTTTACAATCCAAATCCACCGTACGTGTTGTTGAAGCTTTATCTGAAGGCCCAATTGGTGGGTTCGTTAATACACAAGCACTACTGAATAGCATCTACTTTGATGATACTCCAGTTATGGGCCCAAATGGTTCCACTAATATTCCTGAAGTGCTAATGAGAGCAAACTATGGAGCACACGTTCAAGAGGTGCTTATCGGATTCGCATTAGCTGAAACGGAGTATGGAGTTGGTGTTACTTTAGATACTACTGGTACTATCCGACTCATAAATTCCGGAGTCGATGTTGTTCGTGTGACTGTTCAATTCCCAAATGGATTATCACAAACTGATACTAAGACAGGCAACACTGATGGATTCGGAGTTGGTTTAGAAATATATGCTTATTCGGATGACGGCGGTTCAGCATTCTATTACAGAGAAGTATCAGGTAAGACTGTTAGACCATATGAAGAAGCTTGGGACATACCAAGACCAACCGGAAACGAGACTACAAACTGGTATATACGTGTTAGGAGAACTTCAGCACCACAAGGATCCTCATATATTCAAGACGCAGTTGCTTGGACAAGATACACTGAAATCGAAAACGATACTTCTGAAACAGCAACATATCCTGATGTGGCACACGTTGGATTAGAGATTGATGCTAAAGCTACTGGATCACAGATTCCAAGGAGAAGCTATTTCTTAAAAGGATTGCTAATCAAAGTTCCTTCCAACTTTACTGCTATGACTGTAAATGATTTCGGAGTTATTACTTATGGCACATATAGTGGCAACTGGGATGGCACATTCAAACCATTCTTGGAACTATGTAATGATCCTGTTTGGATATGCTATGATTTACTAACTAATACACGCTATGGATTAGGTAATGAGATAGATCCAAACACAATAGATAAGTTTTCATTCTATGATGCTGCCAAATATAATAGTCAAGTTATCACTTATCAATATCTCAACAATATGGGCGTTCCTGAAACTATCGCTGAGCCCCGTTATACATTCAACGGCCCAATTCAAACACAAGAACAAGCATTCAAAGTTGTTCAGGCAGTAGCATCCACTTGCCGTGGATCCATATATGCTGGTGCTGGTGGTATAACATTCTTACAAGACAGACCAAAAGAATCAGTTGGAACTATAACTAACGCAAGTGTTGTGGATGGAGTATTCACATATTCAGGTTCTGAACTTGGCGAAAGATATACTGTTGTTAAAGTTACGTTCAACGACTCGACTGATAGATATCTTCCAAATGTTATAGAATATGAAGATCCTGTTATGATTGATAGATTTGGTTATAACGTATCTGAAGTAGCTGCGTTTGGTGTTACAAGCCCCGGCCAAGCATTTAGAATGGGTAAATGGATTGTTGAAACTACCTGTAACCAAACAGAATCTGTTCAATTTACTATGTCCTTCAACTCCGCATTCTTTGGAATTGGTGAGGTTGTATCCATTGCGGATAATAACTATGTCACAACTGATATGGGTGGTATTATAGATAATGTGCTAGTCAATGGATTGAACACAGATATCTATGTGGATAGAGTTGTGTTAAATTCAGCTAGAGTACTTCAGTTTATAGACAAATATACAGCAAAGAGTGTTAAAGTTCCTATCCTATCAATGCTTCCACAAACTAATGGAAACACTATAGTTAAGATTTCAGGAACTACCACACAACCAGCTGTTGATACTCCATATTTGGCTTATGATGTTATCGAACCAAGAGAGTGGGTGATAACTGGAGTTACTGAAAACGTTGGTATCTATTCATATACTGGGGTAGCTTATGACTATACTAAGTTCTCAAGAGTTGAAACTGGAGTAGCTGCTAATAAGACAAAGGCGAATACACAGTTCTTGATAAGCTTGGAGCAAGTACAGCACAGATTGAATTTGCTAGACCCGGAGTTTATGATGTTAGTGTTTTCTCTATTAGCCAGCGCGGTGCTACTTCCCCTGAAACTAAAACAAGTTACACAGTTACTGATACCGGATTCAACTCTATCAGTGCTGTTCAGAATATAAGATTCAAAGGATATGCTCCAACTGTTAATCTTTATAATGATTTAGCTATCACTGTTGAATGGGATCCCCCTTTATCTGTTCCAGTTGGCACAGCATTAAAAGATTATAGAGTTGATTTAGTTACAAGTGTTCCAAGCATACCGGGTGATAACGCATATTACACTGAATATGTTCCATTGAATAGTGGAATAGGATTCCCGCCATCATTCTTGCTAACTCAAAGTAAGATAAGAGCACAAGGATCACTAAAGCGCGAATCAACAATGATTGTATATCCACGTGATGCGCAGAATCTACTAACCTCAAATACTGCTGGAACAAAGGTTGTAACTAATCCACCACCAGCTGCCTTGGCAGGTATTAGCATTGATCCACAAATCTATTTCTTTACAATCAATCATACACTTCCACAAGAGACTGACTTTAGAGATGTTATTATTCTTGTTTCAAAGACAAGTCCGTGTGAGATTAAGCGTGAGAATATAGCCAAACGTGATGCGGGTGCTAGTCATATTATCGAAGGCACACCACAAACAACTTATTACTTGAGGATAGCCGCAGCTGATAACTTCAATGATGAGATAACTGAACTAAATTGGAGCAGTGAGTTCTCTGTTACAACACTAGCTGCTAGTTATCCACCACCTGATACACCAGCTAACTTAGTTGTGACTTCTGCTATTAACGCAACTGATCCATCAATAGCTGACGTACATGTGACGTGGGATGCTGTTTCAAACTCAACTGGATATACTGTGCGTGTTGAAAGAACAAGTGATAGCACTTATGCTACTGTTCTTGGGGTTAGTTACTTCCCTACATCAACTCCGTTGTTGGATTTCAGCTATGTGCCGGGAGCATATACTCGCATATCTGTTAGAGCAGAAAACGCAAATGGTAATTCAGCATTTACGGCTAATAGCAATCAAAGAATAGCTATCAATACAGCAAGCGCTGGTAATATCACTGGCTTAGTTACAACGCCAATGGTAAATGGTTTAGAAGTGGTATGGGATGCGATTAGCAATCCAAATCTAGACCACTATACAGCAGCTATGGATCCAACTGATAGTGGAGTTGCTCCACCAGTTACACCAATGAGAACTATTCAAACTATTAGCCCACAAGCCATTTATGGTAATCTGAGTCCGGGAACCACATATTATGTTTGGGTAAGAACAGTATCCTCTTCAAATGTATTTGGACCTTGGGCTAAAACACAAGGTGTGCCAGTTGGTAGTGTTGCCGGTATTCCTGATGGATCTATTACAACTCCTAAGTTAGCTGATGGTGCTGTCACTGATATCAAAGTATTAGATGGAGCTATAAAGAACGCCAAACTAGCAGTCAATGCTGTCACAAGTGATAAAGTTGCGTTGGGTGCTATCACAGAGACTAAGATAGCTGATGATGCTATTACAACCCCAAAGATAGCTGCTCTTGCTGTTACAGCAAATGAACTAGCAGCTAACTCTGTGGTTGCTGGTAAGATAGCTGCTGATGCGGTTACTGCTGGAGCTATAGCTGCCGACTCTATCGCAGCAGATGATATACAAGCAGGTGCTGTTACTGCTGGCAAACTGGCAGCTAACTCCGTGGTTGCTGTCAATATTAGTGCCAATGCTGTTACTGCTGGCAAGATAGCAGCAGATGCGGTTACAGCAGTTACAATCAAAGCTGGTGAGGTTATAGCTGGTAAGTTGGGTGTTGATTCTGTAGTTGCTAATAATATAGCAGCAGGAGCAATCACAGCAGCTAAGATAACAGCAGCTACCATAACTGGTGATAAGATTGCTGCTAATACAATAACAGCTGATAACTTGAAAGCTAATAGTATCGTAGTTGGTAATGCTAACTCTAGTGGTGAAATAGTTACAATCAAAAATGGCTATATCAATGCCCCGATGATTCAAGCTAACAGTATTATAGTTGGTGCTGCACCGGCTAATGTTACAATAGCAAACGGATATATTACAGGTACTCATATAGCTGCAGATACCATAACTGGCGATAAGATATCCACAGCAAGTATCATTGTTCGTGATACTGCTCAAATGAATAACTTAGTTGTAACTGGTGCTAAGATAGCAGGGTTGAGTGTTGGAACAGGCCATATAGTGGATGGCAATATCACTAATGCTAAGATAGGTAATCTTGAAGTTGATACTATCAAAATAAAGAATGGATCCATAACCGATCTTCAAATATTAACAAATAGATTTGCTGCTGTTGGAATTGGATTAGGGGGGTCATATAGTTTCTGGACTGGAAGTTTCTTAGCAGCGGCTCCAACAAACATTGGTGGCCCATTCAATGCTGTAATTAACTGGTACATATATTACGATATAAGTAATGGATCTTATCAATATACTAATCGTTATGAAACCTTTAGATTCTATCTTCAATATTATGAACCAAGTAATGGAACCTGGAATAATGTCGGATTAACAACAGGTATAGATGGATGGGATAACTCCCTTTATTCTGGACATACTGGTAGTTTTGCTTTAAATAATACTTTCTATCAAGGGTATGTTGTTGGTCCTGTTTATCCTGGAGTTAATTATAGGGTAGCTGGAGCACTTTATAATTATTCAATTGCCCAAAATACTTATATGACTGGTCAAAATATGGCAGCAAGAGGTATTTCAGCAACAATCCAATACGCAATGAGGTAATTTATGAATAGATTTTTCGCAATATATAATATATTAACAGGTATAATCAACAAGACACAAACTTGTAGTGATATATGGGATCCTACTCAGTTGAGCATAAGGATATCTTTATCACCCGGTGAAGCTTATCTTGAAGTTCCGTTTGGAACTAATTATACCAATGGACACGTAGTAGATGGAGTATTCGTTCCTGATCCTGCTCCACCAGTTGATATTAGCCCAGCAAAAGCTATGATTTAACGAACTATAGATAATTATACCGCCATTAGATAAATAATAATATGAAACCACTAACGAAAATGCCACTTGTTGAAGAGCTAGATGATAAGCTAGAAGTTGTAGCGGATTTATGGGAAGGCACTACTCAGGTACAAGAACAAAGTTCAAAGTACTTGCCAAAAGAACCACATGAATCTACAGCTAACTATAGCATACGACTTCAAAGATCCATACTTGAACCCTACTTCAAGAACGCAGTTATAGATAATGTAGCTAAGATGTTTGGAAACGAACCCACACTAACTACAACTATACCCGTTGAGATATACGAAGATATAGATGAAGATAGAAATGATTATGTGGAGTTTGCCAAACGCGCATCTGTCAATGCTCTAAGAGATGGCACAGGTTATATATTAGTGGAGTATCCACAGTTAGATGTAGATGCGGATTTATCCATAACCACATCCTCACGCCCATACTGGATCCATATCAAACAGGATCAACTGCTTGAAGCAAGTCCAGCTTATGCTAATGGCAAGAAGACACTCGGTATATTTCGTTTCAAAGAGATTTATAGCTATCGAGTAGATGAGTTTGAAATCAAATATGTTGAACAGATAAGAGAATATAGAAATAACAATGGTGTTGTGACTTATCGTATCTTTAGGAATAACACAGGTGCGTGGGTTGTATTTGAAGAAGGAGTTATTTCGTTATCTGAAATACCAGTAACCCAAATCAACTTCAGGCCAGTAGGATACTTCCTTGGAACTCCAGTATTCTTTGACTTAGCTCAAATGAATATAGTCCATTATCAGCTAACAAGTGATTTGCTGAATATCCTACATATGTCACAAGTGCCCATGCTAAAGCTGAAAGGATATCAATCAGCATTTGATGATAACGGAATCAAACAAGAAATAACCATATCCCCAAACACAGTTATAGAGTTCAGTAATCCGGAAGGTGATGCTAGTTGGGTCGAAATAGCAGGCTCCGGTATTATGGTAGCACAAGATCAAATAAGAATTATAGAAGAGAAGATGGAGAAGTTAGCTAATGACTTAATCACTAGCGAACCAACAAATACAGCTACTGAAGTAGTTGCTAACTCCATTGAATCACAAGCAGTATTAGAATCCTTCAAAGCTAAAGTAGAACAAGCTATCAACGATGCGCTTAGATTTACTGAAGACTATTTAGGAATAGCTAACACAAGTGTGTTCGATATGAGCACATTGAAATTAGAACAGAACCCTACGGGTATCGAAACAACCACATCAGTAGGCCCCATAGATCCTATGGAAGAAACTGATAACACTCCAACGGAGAACACATGAACGAAGAAGAACTAGCAGCATATGTACAAACAGATGAAGGCAAGAATTGGTTAGAAACACAAAAGAGCGGATTGATTAATAAGAACACGGAGCTATTAGGTGAAATCAAAAAGATCAAAGGCGAAACCGATACCTTCAGGCAAGCAGCAGAAAGAGCCCAACAAGAAGCAGCCGACAAGATACGCAAAGAAGAAGAAATAAGACTGAAAGCATCTAATGATTGGGATGCGCTAAAGAGTCACTATGAGAAACAAGTAGCTGATTTGACTAATAACCTGCAGGGTGTCAAACAGAATCTTGCTAAGAAAGAGCAAGATAGAGTTATCGCAGAGGTAGCCTCAAGAGAGGCAACAGTGCCAAAAGCACTACAAGCTATCCTCAAAGAAAGAACAGTAGCTGAGATCAAAGAAGATCATATACAACTACGTGTGCTTGATGAGGATGGACAAGATCTATATGTAGCGGGTAAGGCAGCTACAGTAAATGATTTAGTTGAGTCGCTAAGAATGAATCCGGAGTATCAGCCATTGTTCAAAGGCACTGGTGCTACTGGTAGTGGTGCTCGACAAAGTGAGAATAAGGGTTCAACACTTTATGATATGAGCTCAAAAGACTTCAATTTAACAAAAGCAGCTATGAAAGCTGTAGGTAGAAAATAAGACTAACGGTCTTACTTGTAGTCATTCAACGAAACTACAAACCATAAATGAATTATTACAGGTGACCAAGTGGCTCACTTGATTTAACTTTAAATAAGGAGCCAATGATGGCCGAGATGAAAATTGCGGGGCTAAGTATAATCCCCGATGTAGTACAAGAATATACAAACAAATTAATCCTAGAACGTTCTGCGCTATTCCGTAGTGGTCTTATCGCATCCGTTCCAGCATACATTCCATCCAAAGGTAAAGTGACCACAGCGCCATACTACCTTGGATTTACTGGCGCTGATGAAGTCCTAAGTGACGCCGCACCTCTAGTTGTAAATCCAGTTACTTCTTCAAAAGAAGTAGCAGTTATCAACTTCCGTGGTAAAGCATTCGGTGCTAACGACTTAGTTGATGCTCTAGCTGGACAAGATCCACTTGGCGATTTGGCAAGTAAGTTTGCTGATTACTGGGTACGTCAATTCAACCGCGCAGCAGTATCCACAATCGTTGGATCCGCAGCTGGTGTTGATGTAACTTTCCCCGGTAAAATCTTAGGAGTAAGTGCTCCACTAACAGCTGATGCTATCATCGATGCTAAGTATCTTGCCGGTGAGTATGCAGATGCGCTAACTATCATGGTTGTCCATTCAGCAGTGAAAGCACAACTACACAAGAATGATCTAACTAAGGATGTGGTAATTGATTCCGTTGGAACAACTATTACAACTTATATGGGCATGACACTTGTAGTTGATGATACACTAGTTGGTGTTGCTGGAGTATATCCAGTTATCCTATCTGCCCCGGGCGCATTGCTTTATGCTAATGGTACAGATCCACAAGTAGCACTTGAAACTGATCGTGATATCCTTGCTGGTAGCGATATAGTTACTTCGAGACAACGCTTTATCATGCATCCGGGTGGAGCAACTTGGGTTGGTCCAGCAGCTGGTCTATCCCCAACTAATGCTGAACTACAAGCAGCAGCACACTGGGCAGGAGCTGATTCTCCATTGCGTTATGGATTCCGCGTAGCACACGTTACATTGGTTTAATAGATGTACAGAGGCGCTTCGGCGCCTCTCTTTAACTAAAGGATATCCTATGCCAGTACCATATTATCTAAAGAAGAAACTAGCAGGAGCTGTAATTGATGGGGGAGGAACAACACCGCCACCTACCGCTTTGACAATAAATGTTATAGAGGAAGCACCAGCAAGCTGCCAGTATCCATCAGGTGGTACTTGTATAGCCACATCAACTTGTACTGCTATCGTTTCAGGTGGTAGTGGAACAAAGACTTATGCGTGGGTAGTCACTAATGCTGTTATTAGAACTGGCCAAGGAACAAGTTCAATTACTGTTGAATCATTTGGAAATGCTAATACAACTTCAAATGTCCAATGTACTGTAACTGATACCACAGGATCCGCAACTAAGGCAATTGATATAACACATATTCGTAATCAACTCCTAAATGGAACGATTACAAAGAATACCTCAGGGAGTTGCCAGTATCCAAATAGTGGTACTTGTACAGCAACTTCAACATATACCATAGCCACAACAGGTGGTAGTGGAACAAAGATTTATACGTGGAGCACTTCTGCTGGTGCTATCACAGCGGGACAGGGCACAGCAAATGCTACAGTCCAAACTACCAGTAATCTACAAGATGACTTTACAGTTAGATGTGATGTGACAGATGCTAGTGGAAACATTATTAGAACACTTGCTGATAGCCATACAAGAAATCAAACACTAACTGGATACATAGTTAAGAATACAGCGGGCACTTGTATGTATCCACAATCAGGTACTTGCGCAGCTACTTCCACATATACTGCTAATCCAGTTGGTGGTAGTGGAACAAAGACTTATGCTTGGAGTACTACAGCAGGAACTATAACTGCTGGACAAGGCACAGCTAATGTGAGTATTCAAACTACAAGCGCTGTTGATAACAACTTCACAGTGAGTGTTGTGATAACTGATGCTAATGGTAGTGTTACTCCTACGTTAGCGGATACTCACACTAGAACAGAAGCACTAGCTGCTAACATCACTAAGAGCACATCAGGTTCTTGTACGTATCCAGCTGCCGGTACTTGTTCTGCTAACTCAACTTATAATGTATTCGTGTCGGGTGGAACAGGAACTAAAACTTATACGTGGGCAACTACTGCTGGAGCTATAACTGCTGGACAAGGAACTACCTCTGCTACTGTAACTACAACAAGTGGAGCTACTGATAACTTCACAGTGAGTTGTGTGGTAGCTGATGCTAATGGCTCGCTAACTCCTACGTTAGCTGATAGCCATGTTAGATCACAAGTTGTATCAGCAGCATCCATCAATAGTGCGCTCTATTCTACAACTTTAGCAGCAACCAGTATTCCAGCTGGAAATAATAGAGTTATGATTGCGTTCTTTGGATCTGCATCAACTAATCCAAGTGGTGATCCAGTCAAAGCGCCACCTGCTAGCTTCACTGTTGGCGGGCAAGTAGAAGACTTTATAATTCCGTTTACAACAGTTGGTAATACCAAAGTTAGAGTACATCTTTGGAAGGAAGCAAAGATAGCAGCAATGACTGGGACATTATCTCTGCCAGCACCAACAACGGGTGCTACTTCAAAAGGTGGATATGAGTGGCAGTTCTTTTTCTTGAAAGATGTACCACAAAATATAACTTCATTTGCTGCTGCTACGCTTGCTGCTGCTGAAACTGTAACTAATACCATAGTATTCACAAGAGCAGTAAGTACAAGTTCTTCAGGGACTATTCCAATAACTTGGGCTCCAAATCCACCAAATGCGTCTTATATAATTGGTAATTGGGACATTGATGCTTTAGGGGCCGGTTCAGTAACAATAAATAACTACTGGACTATAACTATAGCGGCAGCAACTGCGGGTGCTACAGTTGGAACACAAATTCCATTGAATACTTCTTGGACAAGTAGAACATCAACACATTCTAATGGATTCAAACTAATATTTTCAACAACAGAGTTAGATTTGGATGCTGATGGACTACCTGATACTCAACTATTAGATGAACCAAGTAGAATAAGCATTGATGACGATAGTATCAATATAGACTTTAATAGAGATGGAATAATTGATTTAGAAATACCATTACCCAAGCCAAAAAGGAGTAAGAAATGACGTTTGAAGTTGAAACTGGCACAGGAAGTCCAACCAGTAATAGCTATGTATCTATACAGGAAGCTGACGAATACTTCTTTATGAAACAGAACTTAGATTGGGTATGCTTAGAACCTGAATACAAAGAGATTTACTTACAGAATGGGACAGCAGCAGTTGATGCTAAATATGGCACTGCTTATAGAGGATTTATCCTAACCACTACACAAGCTTTGCTATTCCCCCGAACTACTTTCATTGACGCATATGGAAGATTAGTGGAAGCAGGAACTATACCCAAAGCGCTAAAGAATGCTGTATTAGAAATGTCTTTCTTGAGTTGGACAGGTGTTGATCTTTATGTATCCACAACTGATACTAATGTCAAATCTAAATCGGAATCAGTTGGTTCTTTATCTGAATCAACAACTTGGTTTGGTCCAACAACTATAGCTGTTGAATACAAGCCAGCATTTACACAGATTAGTTCTATCCTTGTGGGTAGTGGTGGTTATGGGCAAGGTGGTGGGCAACGACAACTAGTTAGGGGCTAATAGGGGATCACATGAAAGATTATTCAGGTAATAAAGCTCTTGCTAAGAAACTAATCGAAAAGTATGGTGGCAGTGTCACTATAACTAATGATACAACTTCGCATCTTGGTTCTGCTGTATTTGATAGCAAGAAAACCTCAAGAGTTGATTTAGTGAAGCAATGGGATCTTTATGTCTATTACTGGTCAATTGATGGGTATGTGCCAAACGAGGGTGATTATTTGAATACCTTAGGTGGTGAATATATTATCACAGCAGTAACACCTATAGAACCAAGACCTGGCGAACCAATCTACTTTGAAATAGGAGTGAAGAAATGAACTATGATACTGCTATCGTGGAGCTCAACAAATTCGTTAAAGATAATGTTCCATCAACTATTCCAATCAAAGCTGAAAATGTCAAGTATGAGCCAATACTGAAAACAGCATATATGAAAACATATGTGTTGCCAGCAGAATCACAAGTTATAACTATATCAGAGAATGGTATGGTTAGGCTACCTATTATATTTCAAATAAGTTATTTCATGCCAATAGGAACACAGAGTTTATCATCAGTTATAGATAACTTAGTGTTAAAGTTTAACTCTGTCAAATATCTACCTGATGGGACAAGGATTATTAATTCTTGGAGGAGTCCTGCGTTTCAAGATACAACTTGGTATCAGGTTCCAATCAATGTACGTGCTGAAGTAATACAACACAAAACACCAATAACTACAATACCTTGAAATAGAAAGGATATAGTTATCTCGATCTAACTATATTATATCCGTTCTTGATATAATAGTTGAAGTATCTACCTTTGGATGGGCTTAGTGCCCATTCTTCATATGTACTAGAATCGAAACGATATATCTCATATTCTCTTCCACTTAGCAGTCTCATAGTGCCAGTCTTAGTTGCTGGATCATAAGCTATAGAATCTATCCAAGAACTATTAACAGATACATCTGATGGTATTCTTGTGAATTTAGTAGCTACGTCATTGAAAGTCTTTATGACAACCTGCATCTCACTTTTCTTTCTTGTTGTAGTCTCTATCACAACTCTTCCACGATTTAGCTCTCGTTGTGATATCTTCACTGATTTCTTTATATCAGGATCGAGACTATCCAATAGCTTTGATACTTTGAGTAGTGTCTCTAGTTGCTGGGTATTCTTAGTTTTCTTATTTAATAGTGCCATAATAATATTTATCTTATCACAAAAATAACTAACTAGCTAACTAGCTAACCTGAGTTTGGAAAATAACATGGTGATTTCAGAAAAAATAAAAATAAAAAAAGAAATTGGTACCTGTAATGGCAAACTCAGGTTAGCTAGTTAGCTAGTTAGCTAAGCCGTTACCCATTATAAAGCATTATAATTTATTTCAAGAAATAGATAAATATAACAAGCGATACTCTATCACCTATAACTGCGAGGAAACATATGTCCGCACCAGCAAACTACGATATCACACTAGTAAGGGGTGATACTTTCAAAAAGCAATTCCAGCTACTTACACAAATAAATGATGACCCTGAAGTACCCACAGATATTACAGGAGCTATTATCAAAGCAACAACCAAACAACAACAACACTCATTCAGTGGTATAGACTTCCTTGTAACCTTAACTGTTCCTGATTTAGGATTCTTTGAACTAGATCTAACTGCTGAACAAACAACAGCTATGTGTGGAACTAAGTGGATATGGGATTCTGAGATAACACTAAATGGGCAAACTACAACATTGCTAAGTGGAGTAATCAATATTCTACCGGGAGTAACAGTATGACTATTATAGTTAAAGTTGATGATCAAAATATCATAGTAAAGACAGATGAAGTAACAAAGATAATCATCAAAGAATATGGTGTTATTACAAGTGGTAGCGGTGTTGCGGATGCTCCGAGAGATGGCAATATCTATGGACGAAAAGATGGGTTATGGGCTGAAGCTATAACTGATTGGGAGGATATTCTTC